GCGCCAGCCTCTTTAGGTGAATGTGCATCAGACCAACCCTTAAATGCAACCCATGTATCTTTCGGGATCATATCACGAATTTCTTCTGGATGTAAGCCAGCGATGATCCCGTTGCCGATCATGGACCTGACGTTTAGTCGGCTATGTCTCCGACCTCCGTCTTTTTTTTTAATTCTTTTTCTTCACCGACGTCAGGCATAAACGCAACACCGAGAAGTGCTTGAGCGATTTGATAAAGCCTCAGCAGGTCTTCTGGCGTGCAGTCATTAATAACCGCATCGGCCTGCGCGTCTTTCATACCACCGCCGACCAGACCCAAGGCCACAAGGTCGCGCACCTCTTTGCTCGTCGGCTTAGTGCCTCGGCTAAAAAAGCCATCCCAAAGGTCAAATATACCGCGATACTTATCTTCAAACCGTTCAATCTCACGATTACGGAGTTTAAAAGAATAAGTGGCATCGCCGATAGTTTCGACGATACCACCTCGCTGTGCTTCAGCAGTTATAGCCATTATGCTGCTGTGAACGTCACTACGCCATTGCTTTCAAGAGAGATGGAGTAAGTAACGCCACCCTCAGTCTCGCCGCCAAATTCCAAAGAAGAAATGCGGAAAGCGCCAGCATATGTACCAAAGTCAGGAACAACGACTTGCATGTTTACTGCATTGTCAGCCGACATTGCCACAGTGTTCATGCGTGCTTCTGCTGTACTGTCTTCAAAAAAGCCATCGCCCGAGACGCTTAGGTTTTTAAGGCCAGCAAGAGTTGCAGTCCACAAAGCGCCTTCTGGCGTTGTGCAATCTGGAGTTGTCACATCAATAGAAGAGTTATTGATTGTAAGTGATTTAGAATTCAATCCGCAAAGGTTTGCGAATGTTTCCGATGCTTCGCCATCGCCGATTTTGACCAGCAAGGCGCGTCCGAGTTGTTTAGCCATAACTGGCCTCCATTGTTGTGCGCTTGCCCAGAGCGCCGGAGTTTAGGCGGTGTCAAGCATAGCTTGAAGCGAAATGACAGCCGTAAAGCCACGGCCCTCACTATCTCTTGTAACCGATATAGCCTCAAATATCAATTCGACTAAGGTGTAGCCTGCAATCGAAACAGATGCTTCCTGGCGGTGCAGAGCGGCCTGAACCGCCTCCGCTATCTGTGTGACCTCAACTCGGCCAGAGGCGCTGCGAGAATGAGCCTCCAAGCTGATGTCAACCAAGGCACCTTGAGCGGTGTCAGTGTCGAAGGCATTTGGTTGAATTGTGTTAAAGCGCAAGTATGGAAAAACAACATCCTGTGGAGGCTCGTCATAAATGCGAGTTGAAACCAAGGAAGTGACCCCAGAGTTTGCCTTCAATGCTGCTAAAACGCCAACCTGGGTTGCGAGTGCGTAACCATCAGCCATTCATCGCATCCTTGATAGCTTTGTTCAGGTTTCTCGCAACAGTTCTTTTGTGGCGATCACCAACCATTTTTTTAACCTCTTTTCGGAACTCATAACCAAATGTCATGTTTCCGTAGCCATAGTTGATGGAGCTTGCCGCGAGACCCTCACTAAACTCACCATCATAAAAGTTAATAAAGCCAAATATTTCGCCTGACTTTGTTATGACATTTCCATTTATTCCCTTTTTCAAATCACCGCTGGCGACAGGAACAATTGAGCGAGCCTTTCTGACGCCATAATTAACTGATCTCTGAATAGAGTTTTCCAAAGCCTTGTGAGCTTCTTGCGGCAAATCTTTCATTTGCTTCATCAGTTTCTTATGGCCAGTAATCTTCACGCCGCAACACCCTTCTCAAGAATAAACTCCATCAAGGTATCTTTAGCGTCAACCTGCATAACATCCTTGATCGCCCAAGTTATGCCGCGTGCAACAACGCGGTCAGCAGAGGTGATAGTAGAGGTTGTGCTGTCTGATCGAACTCGCATTGTTGCCAAGGCTACATCGCTTAGAACACCGCCGTTGATGCGCTCACGGCCTTTCTGCTCTCGCAGATCAGCCGATCTAGTAGCCAGATCACTCCACCCACTATAAACATTGCCATATTCGTCAGAAGCACCCTCGGTGAGCCTTTGAAACACGGCGCGCTCACGCATTAGGCCAGCCTTAACCATACCAACAATTCCTGTGCAAATTAAGCATTTCCTCATATCCAAATGGAATATTAGAAAGCTCGTCAACGCCAGTTTGCTCGCGGTTGTCATACCAGTGGCCGATAAGAAGCATCAGAGCGTGCCGGATCGTCTGCGGGACATTAGTGATTTCGTCACCGTATCCAATCTCATATTCAATCTTAATAGCATCTGACCGCTGCTGTGAGACAGGCCATGCAAAGCTATCTTTTGGACTTATAACTGTAGCAAAGTCAGTGCCAAAAACTTGATAATTGTTGATGTCATCAGTCTGAAGAACGCCATCAGTGTCATAATATTTGACCGCAGTCACATTTTGAACCGGGCCAAGTATTAAAGAAACATTCTGAGGCGGATTTGCGTTTATCCATTGCGCCCATTTTTGAGTAATCATGGCCTGGCCGAGTGCGCCGCGCACGTCCGTATATGCAACGGCGACATCAATCAGCCGCGTCAATATCGTATCATCGTCATCATGCTCAACTCGCAGTTGCGCCTTTACCTCCTCAATAGTGATCGGAGTTATCAAGGGAGCGTCCACTATCTCAAGTGAATGATGACACGAAAGCGGCTTAACCATGACTTATTCCTCAGAAACTGCCTTGCGGAGTTTGATCTTTTTTGTGGCGCGCTCAACCTTTGCTGGCGTCACAGAAATAGCCTCAGCTATACCCGCTTCAATGAAACGGTTTGCTTCTGCTTCATTACAATCAATCTCATCACCAGCATTGTGGCTAAAGTTGATCCCGGCCATGCCAGTCAATAAACGAACTTTCATAGAAATTCCCCTTCTGTGAATAAGCGGGGACCGAAGCCCCCGCCTACTTTATTTATGCACATTTGAGGTGCTTGATTGCGGCTGTGTTGGACAGTACGCCGTCGAAACGGATGTATCCCAAAATGCCGTAATCTGGTGCGAAACGCTCACGAGCAACGTAGATCGAAGGAGCGCCAACTTTGCGGACGTAGAACTTGGACATATCGCCAAACAACATAACCTTTTTGCCTGTGGCAAGGCTATCCATTGCTTGGTTTACAACTACGTTGTAGCCCAGCAAGTTCTGTGGAACGCCAGCTTGATAGTTGCCCATCTGCCATAGGTAGTTGCCGTTGCCGTCTTTCAGCTTGCGAACCGCAGCAAGTGTACTGTCGTTCATCATAATTGCTGTGGAAGGCGAGTTGCGATAGGCTGGGTCAACAGAATGTACGAGATCAATGATCTCATCTGCTGTCACGGCTGCGACTGCGGCTGCTGTTTTACCAAGGGCTGAGTTAGTCACGATGCCTTCAACGTCAGAAGAACCAGAGCCAGTTGTCAGCTTGCTGTTAGCGATGCGACCAAGACGCTCACCAATCAATTCGCCCAACAGGCTTTCCATGTTCAAGATGCTGTCAGCGTTCAACTCGGCAGACCAACGAATCCACTCGGAATCGAAAGCAAATGCGCCAACGGATTTTTGACCGAAGGTTGCATCTTTGCCGCCATCGTCTGTTGGCTGAGTGCCTTCAGTGTGCGCAACGGCAGTAACGGCTGTATCGTCAACGGTTGGGATGTTGAACTGACGGCCATCAGCAGAGTTGATAACTGTGAACAATGTGCTGTCGTACATTGGGCCAGTTGCAATCATTGCTTTTTCAATGAATGTAGCCAACTCAGTTGGGACAGTGTAACCACCAGCAGAGTCAGTGGAACCAACTTGCGCGCGGTTTTCACGCAACACGTTGCGAACTTCTGTGTCAACAAAAGCATCACCACCAGCAGCAATCATTTCAGCGAATGCTGCGCGGTAGTCCATTTTGAAGCCTTCGTCTACGGCTGGCGCAGAACGATCTTCGAATGTTGGGCGGCGATCAAGATCAACGCTGTCACCAGCGCGCAACGCAGCTTCAACTTTTTGCAGGCGCTCAACTTTTGCAGCCAGCTTATCGTGATCGGCCATCATGGCGTCAAATTCACGCTCCACTTCAGAAGCGCGAGCCTCTGGAGTTTCGTCGGTCACTTCGTTCAATTTGGAACGGGCCTCGGTGGCAATGTTTGCCATTTGCTCCCGCAGTGTTTTAAGATCAGCCATTTTGGCCTCCTTCTAAAATGCCTTGCCCAAGGGCGGGGGAAATAAACGGGCAAACAGCGGGAACCGCCGTTATCTCGTTAAAACTTAGCCTTCATGCGAAGTCGTCTCGCAGATTGGTTTTTTGTTTCGTTCGCACGATGCGTCTCAAGTGAGCGAAGACCAATCTCTGTGCCATCATAGGCTGGAGTTGTGACAATAGCGACATCGTGCAATTGCAAGTCTTGGATCATTCGTTTTGGAATATCGCCACTGTCATCCCACTCCTGACGGGTGGGAATGAATGCGAAAGACATCTTATCAAGGTCGCCGCGCTTCATTTTTGGAACAATGCTGCGAACATCTGGATCAGAACCATCAAGCTCTGTTTCCATAAATAATCCGCGCTCATCTTCAATCAATCTCAAAGTGCCGGAGCGGGTGCGAGCTAAAGGCAAACCATCGTGATTGATTAGGAAAACAACGTCATCTTGGCGCTCAAGGGCGCTTGAAAATGCGCCCTTTTCAATCACCTCGGTAAACATGCCGCCGATGTTTGTCTCTTCGCCGAATACCGCAGCATAACCCGAAACACGGATCGCATCGCCTTCATCTTCACGAACCTCAAGAGGTTGCGCAATTGCTCGAATTTCACGTTCAGCCATCGCGGCCTCCATATGTTTTGACAAATATAACACAGAAGCGCCACCCGCGTCCACACGGCTTCTATCTGCGTCTTCTTGCTCCAAAATCCTGTTCGCCCAAGAGCGGCCAGCATCACCGCCCCAGAGCGCCCAAGCGATACGACCGTTGCTTGGGTATCCATCCTCACCTGGCCTGAAGCCTTCAGCTTCCTTGTCAACCTCATGTCTGGCGAAGTAACTAGACATTCTGCGAACTGTGCTAATGCTTAAATTCTCTTTATTTGATATGTCCCTAGCGCGAGCTATGCCAACTTCAGTTCCGCCACGACCATACTCTCTTCGCCAATCAAGACCGCGTTGTGCCTCATCTGCCATTGCATCATTAGGTATCGGCATCAAAGCCTCCGCCTTGGCCGGAAATAGGCACTGTTGCACCTTGGATCATTAAGTCATCGCCACCCTCAAGCGGCTCCATGTTTTCAATCGTGCGAACTTCATTTGGAGTGCGGATTGCGTTCTGGATAGTGGTCGCGTGAGCTTCCATGCGGGTCTTGAAGTCACCGCGCAGCAAGCCATCAACATTAAACTCAATGTATTGCTTTGAACCGCGAGGGAACAATTTGAGGTTCATTTCCTGCTCAACCTGCTCAATCCAACGCTTCAACGTGTGCTTTACAAA